CCCGCCTCGGCAATGGTTGCTCGGCAACCAATTCTGCTGCGGGTTTATTTCATCGCTGTTCGCGGCTGGCGGTGTCGGCAAGAGCGCGCTGCGATTGGTACAGTTCATCTCGCTCGCGCTTGGCCGCTCGCTCTGTGGCCAGCATGTTTTCCGCCGCAGTCGGGTTTTGCTGATCTCGCTTGAAGATGATTACAACGAATTGCAGCGCCGGATTGAGGCGATCCTTATTCATTTCAACATCGCGCGCGGCGACCTCAAGGGCTGGATGTTCTGCACGTATGTCAAGCGCAGCAAAATCGCGGAGCTGCAAAACGGTCGCCGCGCTGTTGGTCCGCTTGCGCAACAAATTCGCGAAGCGATTGCCCGACGCAAGCCCGATCTGGTCGCGCTCGATCCTTTCGTCAAATTGCACGGTCTCGAAGAGAGCGACAGCGGCGACATGAATTTCGTCTGCGACCTCCTCACCGGGATTGCCGTCGATGACAAGATCGCGGTTGATATCCCCCATCATGTGCACAAGGGGCAGTTGGCACCCGGCGACGCTGACAGCGGACGCGGATCGAGCGGCATCCGTGACGCGGCGCGGCTGGTCTTTACCCTGACAATCATGACCGAAGCCGAAGCGAAGGCGTTCAGCATAGATCCCGATCAGCGTTTCGCATACATCCGCCTCGACAGCGCCAAAATCAATCTTGCGGTGCGCTCCGGTGCCGCCACTTGGTTCAGGATCGTTGGCGTGCCGATCGCCAATACCACCGCCGACTATCCGGCTGGCGATGCCATCCAAGTCGCTGAACCATGGAAACCGCCGGATGCGTGGTCTGATCTGTCCACCGCCACGCTGAACCGCATACTGGACTGCATCGACACCGGATGCCGCGACGAGGACACCGGCCAGCCGAACGGCGAGCGATTTTCCAACGCCCCAAAAGCGGGAGAGGATCGCGCCGTCTGGCCCGTGATCCAGCGTTTCGCCCCGGACAAAACGGAAGCGCAGTGCCGCACCATCATCCATGCGTGGCTGAAAAGCGGCCTGCTAGTCGCCGAGAAATACCGCAGCCCCGGCCAGCGCCATGAGCGTTCCGGGCTTCGCGTCAATCCAACCAAACGACCGGGAACCGAGGTCAGTCATGACGAAATCTAGCTTGCGTCATTGGCCTGTTTTCAATGACGCACCAATGACGCAAGGGGGGTGTGCGTCATTATCAGCGTGCGTACTAGTAAAATCCAATGACGCATTTGGGTGCGCCATTGGAATTTTTCATCGACGCACTGATGACGCACCGGGGCCGCAATGGCGCAGACGGGAGCCCCAAAGGGAACCCGCCCCATCAACGGAGAGAAAGAAAGAGGATGAAACCTGATGACGTTGTCGTTTGAGGAGCTATTCCGCGACGACGAGGCCCAGCTTGACGAGGCCGTCGTCTACTTCGTTGCTCTTGATGGTGATTGTGTCAAAATCGGCACCACGCGCAAGCTGCGGGAGCGGCTCAAGGCGTTTGAAACTGGCTCTGCGCGAGTCGAGTTGCTTCTCGCCATCCCCGGTGGTTTTGAGTTGGAGTACGAGCTGCATAGCCTGTTGGCTGAAGCCAAGGTCGCCAGAGAGCTTTTCCGCTACGATCCGGTTGTCCGCGACTTCATCGAGGGTTTCAAGGACGGCGGCATCGAAGGCGGCATAGCGCGGCTCGCCCCATACAGCGCCGCCCCGCAGTTCGATCTGCACGTTGATAAGCGGTCGGATGAACAAGCTCACGACTACATTGCATGTCTGCCCGCTTTGCCCATAAAACCGGCACCCACGCCAGCCGCTCGCCGCAAGGCGCGCACCGAGGCGATGCGGCGATGGCGACGCAACGAGCGGGAAGGTAAACGGCTCGTGTATGTCGCGATCGACGCCCCGGTGCTGGATTGGCTGGCGCGTCACTATCCCGGCCAATGCAATCCCGACGACCTCGCCGACGTGGGGCGGCTGATCGGTGAGATATTGAGAAGTTCGGCCGAGCTGTAGATCAATCTACGCGGAGCGGCGCAAAGCTGTGCGACCATTGGGCTGATCCACGGGAGGGCCGCCCCATGAGCTACGAAGATCGACCACTAACCCCATTGCGTCCCGATCCTTCCGCGTTGATGCGCTCCGCCATCCGCTCGGTCGCGCGGGCCTGCCTGTACGCCGCCAAGAATGCGGGGCGCTCCGCCGTCGAGCGGCATCCGTGGCGGGACGATCCAGCGGTCGATTTTTTGACGCGCTCGCCGGTCGCGCCGACCAAGATTGCCGACGCGCAAGCCTTGGCACAGGTGCGATTGTTCTTCCTGCCCTCGTTGGTGCCGCAATCCGCCGCCGCCGCCATTCTCAGTCAGGCCATGCAATTCTCATTCGAGGGCCGCGCCTCGGTCAGCTTCCCGAGCCTGTCGCTGCCGACCGCGGGCTGGATCGGCGAGGCGCAGGCGATCCCGGTCGTGCAAGGGACCTCGTCCGCCAGCACGCCGCTGACGCCGTCGAAGCTCGCCGCCATCCTCGTGCTGACCCACGAAATGATCAGCGGGGCCGACGCCGAAGCCGTCATGACGCAAGTGCTTCTGGAAAACGTCGGCGCATCATTGGACGCGGCGTTCTTCAACAGCAACGCCGCGGTGGCCGCGACAAGCCCCGCCGGAATCTTGAACGGCGTCACGCCAATCACCGCCGCCGCCGTCGGATCGGGCGCCATCGTCACCGACCTTGCCAATCTGGCCCAAGCGCTCGCCCCGGTCGCAGGCAACAATCAAATGGTTCTGGTCTGCGCGCCGAAGCAAGCCAGCGCCATCAAGTCGGTGATCATCGATCCGCCGCCGGTCTTTACCAGCAACGCGCTGCCCGCCGGTACGGTTGTCGCCATCGTGCCCGCGGCCATTGCCTGCGCGATCGGCACGCCCATCATCAGCGCAAGCCTTGAGGTGAGTCTGCACATGGCCAGTCCGGCGAGCGATATCGTTTCCAGCCCCGGCACCGTCGCCGCGCCGCAGCGGTCGATGTTTCAGGAAGATAGCAGCGCCCTGCGCTTTCTGCTCGACCTCGCGTGGACCAAGCGCGGCGCGTCAGTCTCTATGATTTCAGGAGCGAATTGGCCATGAGCAAAACATTCACCGACGAAGAGCGCGACGAAATCCAGCGCGAGACCCAAGCGACACTCGACCGAACCGCCGAGCTCGCCGCGGTCCGCAAAATGATCGATGATGAGGGCCGTATACTGCGTGGAAAATCCCACGCAGTAGAAATGCCCGTTGAAACCCGCAATCAACGCGATCGCCACGACCTCGTCGAGCAAGATAAACAGTTTGCCCGCGAGCGCCGGCAGCGCAAGCGCGAAACCGAATCCGAGATCGTGCGCCGCCTGCAAGCCACCGCCGATCAGCGCATCGCCGAACTGGAAAGTGATTTGGTCAGCTTGGCGCATGCGACCTCCGCCACCGCCGACGCGCTCGAGGCCGAGCTGCGCAACGTCACGGCGGAAAATGCCGCGTTGAAACTCAAGCAGGCCGAACTCGAGATCGCGCTCGCCGAATTGCGATTGGCATTGGCCGAACGCGGCAAGGTGGTCGATCTGCCCAATCCGCTCCGCGCGGTGAATTGAGATGGCTGCAAGACCCGACGAAATTGCCGTGCTTTTAGTCAACGGGCTGAAATTCGAGGATTGGGACTCCATCTGGGTGCAACGCCAAAGGGCCGCGGCATGGTCGTGGTTTCGTTTCACGGCGGCAGAGCGCGATCCGGTTTTTACCAAACAAGGATCGCCGCAGTGGCTAAAGCTGCAATTCAAGCCCGGTGATCAATGCACCATCACACTCGCAGGCGAGCTGGCGATCACCGGATTCATTGAACAGCGCGACGTTGGCTATGATGCCAACCAGCATCAGATCATGCTGATTGGTAAGAGCAACACCGCGGCGGCATCGCGCTCCAGCGTCGATACCAAGACGGGTTCGTTCGACAACAAAACAATCGAGCAAGCCGCCAGAGAATGCTTCGGCACCTACGGCTGCGATGTCAAAACGATTGGCCAGGTCGATGCCACGCCGTTCAAGCGGCTGCATGTCCAGAGGGGCGAATTGACCTGGGATTTTATCGAACGCCTGTCGCGGATGCGCAACGCCATCCTCGGATCGGATGCCTTCGGCAATTTCCTTTTGATCGGTCCGCACCGAGGTCAGATGATTGGTCAACTGATCGAAGGGCTGAACATGCAATCCTGCCATTGCACCATCACCCACGAGCATGCGCGTACCGAGATGAACGTCGGCGCGCAGACTCCAGCGACCGATGATTTGCACGGCACCCAAGCAAGCGAGGTGGAGGCGACCTCCGCGAGCGCGGTGCCTAATCAGCAGCGTCGCAGCAAAGTCATCGTCCCGATGGAGCATCCGCCGATGGCGGCGCCGCAACACGAGGTGCAGATGCGTGCCGATTACGAAAAGATGTGGCGCGACGGTACGCTCATTCAATGCACGGCCGTGGTGCAAGGCTGGCTAAGGGATGGCAAGAGTCTCTGGCACGAGGGCGATTTGGTTCACGTCTATTCGCCGATGGCGATGCTCGATGAAGACCTGACGATCTTCAGCGTCACGTTTACCCAAGACAACCGCACGGGGACGACAACGACGCTCGTTCTGGTCAATCCGGCCGCACTGAATCAGAGTCCGACCGGCGACGTTGGGCCGCAACAACCAAACACAGCTCGATAGATGCCCACGGAAACCGAACAACTAAAACTGATCGTCAGCCTCGTCGATGACGCCTCGCCCGGTCTCAAGAACATCACCGATCAGATCAAGGAGATCGGCGGCGCCGCAGTCAAGCGGGCGCATGAAGCGGCGCGGACCGAGATCAAGACCACGTCGGAGCTGATCAAACGGCTCACCGGCGATCTCGGCGAGGCGACCAAATATCTCACCTCCTTCCGCGCCGGACTTCTCGCCAGCGGCGCCGGATTGGCGCTGTTCGGCTGGGAGATGGCAAGGCAGATTGGAGCGCTGAAGCAATATGCGGACAAGCTGAAAGAGATCCAACTGTTCTCCAAAGACCTCGGCATCGATGCCGCTGAGGTCAAGAACATCATCACTCAATTCAACCATATCGGCGTCAGTGCCGACAAGGTCAAGGACAGCATCAAGGGCATCACCGAACGGCAAGTCGAATTGCAGCGTTTCCAGCGCGGCGGCGGTGGCGAGTTCTGGGCCGAGATGATGCGGTTTGCGGGACCGTCCGCGGAATCGCAAGAGAACATGCGCAACATGCTGCGATTGATCGCGGAGGCCCATACGCGGGCCGATCTGCTCAATCGCATTCGCAAGGCTGGCGCATCGATTGAAGAGGAGGCATTGGCGAGGGGCGATCCCAAGGAGAAAGCCGCCGCCGACAAGCAATTATTTTATGACAAGATGCATTACGACTCGCAGCTTGAGCAATTGGCGACCGTCAAAGAGCTATCGACGGCGCAACATGACGCCATCACGCAGTGGATCAAGGATGCCCAGCAATTTGCCGACCTTCTCAATGACATCAGTGCGACGATCGGGTCGATCGTCGAGAAGTTGAAAAGTCCGATTCTCGGCAAGGACAGCCCGTTACGCCAAGACCTCGAAGACATCAAAAAAATTGTCGATGCGATCAATACGTTCATCGACAAATGGCAGACCGGCGAATTTCGCAAGCTGGCTAACGAGCCCGCGAAGGGCACAAGGATGGCGCCGCCTGGCACAGCTCCGGGCGCGATCGAGGTTACGCCGCAAGGCAAAGAACTCTGGAATGAGTTCATGAATTTGTTCAGAGGAGGCGGCGCGGCGGACAAGCAGAGCAGCGCGATCGAGGACAACAGCAAGAAGCTTTCGGAACTGACCGACCTCTACAAGCTGGCCATGTTTGGCGGTGGCGGTGCGGGCGGCCAGGGTGGCATCGTCAACGCGGCCTTCACGCAAGGCGGCGGCGGCGGACCGGGGGTCGGCGGACGTGGCACAACGCCTCGCTTTGGCGGCGGCGGCTATCGGCAGCTTGATGGAGATGGAGACGGCGGCGGCCGAAGAGGTGGTGATGGTCTTCCGCTTCCGGGCCGCGGTGGTGGCGGCGGTCGTCGCGCCCTTGCGCGGCGGCTGGGCATGGATCGCGGCGGCGCGGGCAGTACGCCGCCCGGTGCGCCGTCGGGCGTAGGGCCGGGGGCGATGCTCGCTCCCGGAGGCGAAGCGCCAGCGGCGTTCATCATGCACCACACCTCGGGCGGCGGCACGCCCAGTAGCGTGGTCGAGGATTGGCGGGCGCATCGCCCCGGCATCGGCACGCAATACATCATGGATCGCGAAGGCGTCATCCATGACGTGAGGAAGGAGTTTGGCTACAGCGGCACCAGCAATATCATCACCGGCAGCGGTGCAGGCGCTGGCTTGTCCAATCGCGTCATCGTCGGCATGGAGGTGATTGCGAGGGACGATAAGGACGTCACGCCGGCCCAAGTGGCGGCGGCGCGGAAGTTCATCGCAGAGCGATACCCCAACACGCCCATCTACGGCCATGGCGAGGTCAATCCCGGCCACCGCGAAGCCAGCGAGGGCATGACCATCGTCCGCGCGATCCGGGCGGAGCGCCAGCGAATGGCCGAGAGGAATCGCCGACAACTCGATGATGCCGCTGCTGCTGCCAAAGTGCCGGGTCCCGGCGAAGCAAACAGAACCGGAAGGTTTCCCGGTCGCGACCGACAGACCATGGACGAGAATCGCCGACTACTCGATCGGGCGGCCCGGAGCGAGTCCGTCTTCGTCAAAGGCACCGGCAAGATCAACGTCGACGTCAACGCGCCTTACCAAACGGCTCTCGCAAGCGGCGGCGGTCTCTTCAAGAACACCACAGTCAATCAGCAACTCCAGATGCTGCCCGCGCAAGGCGGACAGGAGCGATGACTTGCTACTGGAAAAGTGGCATCAATGATGCCACTTCTAGACCACCCCCGAGGCAAACGTCGCTATGCGGCTATCCCGCGGACCATAGGTGTGGTCCTGTTGCAGCCGAGCCCCCACAGCGCGCGGATTCGGTCGGGCTATGGTTGGGTGCCCCCCAAGCCTTCGGCGCATCAGCGGCCCGCGCTGCGAACCCGAGGATGGTCGATTGCGAGTCCATGTGACTCGATTGCCCCGCGGACTCGATTGATCGATCATCGATCGTGCCATCGCGCCAGTCGGGAACGGGTTTGCAGCCCCGCCCATGCGCGTCGATGAGTGGCCCGGTGGGTAGACAGCCCCGCCGAAACAAACGCATCCCCGTGGGAAGGACTGTTTGCCGGTACAAGTGTCCCGGCAAAAATATTGCAGGCCGGGGGGGAGGGTGGCCCTCTTAGCATTCCCCGAAATCGCGAGCGAGGCGGCGCTGGAACTTTAACGGCCGCAGTCTGCGGATTTTCACTCAACGAACCGGCCTAACCCCTCGACATTCGCGCCTAACCTCACGCAGATTGCAGCCCGCGAGGGGCTACCCACACATGTGGGGGTGCTCCCCTCTGATATCGTTCGCAGATTGACCCTTGGAACAAAAGGTTCCACCAATGACAGCGCCTGTTCCCTTCCTCGTTCGCAAATTGCGCGGCAATCCTGGTAAGCGAGCCATGAGGCGAGGCCCCGAGCCGCCGCCGCTGGAGCGTCGCCCCGAGGCACCTTCCTATTTGCCCGAGTACGCCCGCGAGGAGTGGGATCGCGTCGCTCAGCAGCTATGGGTGATCGGTCTGCTTTCGGTCCTCGATATCGCGCCGCTCGCCGCCTATTGCGCCTCTTACGCGATGTGGCGACGGGCCAGCGAAGAACTCGACAAGCTGACGATTGAGACCAAGGCTGGCGATCTACGCCGCCATCCGCTGATCAAGGTGATTGCCGATTCGGCGAGCGACATGGTGCGCTATGCGGGCGAGTTTGGATTGACGCCGGTTGCGCGGACGCGGATTGCGAACGCCAACCAGCCGCAGCCGCCATCGAAGTTTGATGGCTTGTTGGCCGGGAGTGGTGACAAAGGCTGATGGCAATCGCCGACCATCCGATTATTTCAAATCGGACACATGTGTCCGTTTTGCC